TTGTCCGCTACCTGATAGATGTGAAGCAGAGCAAGGCAACATGGAGCTTGATCAATGCTCTTGCCCAAATGGTGGTTTCAGGGTTTACCGGCGTTATTGCTGGCCTGGTGAGCATTGAAAGCGGACTGAGCATTTACATGATACTGGCCACTTCCGGAATTAGCGGGGCAATGGGTTCTGTTGCTTTGACCTATTTCTGGGAACGCATTACCGGAGTTAAGGCGCCATGACAGCAGATCAGATTATCGAGGGGATCCTCGGCAAGGAGGGTGGTTATGTCGATCATCCGTCGGATAAAGGCGGGCCGACCCGCTGGGGCATCACGCAGACCACCGCCCGTGCACATGGCTACACCGGTGATATGCGGAACCTGCCCAGGGAAACAGCAAAGCAAATTCTGCTCAGTGATTACTGGACCGGCCCCCGATTCGATCAGGTGGCAAGTTTATCTACGTTACTGGCAGATGAGCTTTGCGACACTGGCGTGAACATGGGGCCATCGGTTGCAAGTAAGTTTTTCCAGCGCTGGCTCACTGCCCTTAACATGCGTGGGAAGTTGTATCCCGATCTGATCCCGGATGGCGCCATTGGCCCCCGAACCATCACTGCGCTTAAGGGATATCTTTCAGCCCGCGGGAAAGAGGGGGAACAGGTTCTGTTACGTGCGCTGAACTGCAGCCAGGGCGCCAGATACCTCGAACTGGCGGAGGGCCGCGAAGCCAACGAGGATTTTCTCTACGGCTGGGTTAAGGAGCGTGTCATGTGAAGATGATTATTTTCGCTTTGCTTGTGCTGGTGGCTGTGCTCGTTCTGTTACTTCTTCGCAAATATACCCGGCTGGAGTTCGTAGGGCATGCCAGCTTGCTGCTGAAAACGTGGTCTGTAAAGCTGGGAGCTATCGGCGCGCTGGTTGGTGTATGGGCGCAGTCGTTCCCGGATGCTGCGCTGCACGCCTGGGCGATGCTGCCGCCGGATATCAAAAATATCCTGCCGCCAAACATCGTTGCACTGATTAGCCCGGCGCTGGTGGTGCTGGCCGTGCTATCGCAATACGTGCGCCAGCCAGCATTGAAAGAGAAGGCCGACGAACTGAAGGATCCGCAGCAATGAGCTTTGAAATTATTGCTGGGCTGGTGGTTGTCATCCTGGGTGCTATCGCTGGTGCGTTCGGCATTGGTCATTCACGCGGGACCAGTAAGGCAGAAGCCAAAGCCGATCAGCAGCGTACCGAAGAGAACGCCGCCGCCACCGTCGCCGCGGCAGAACGTAAGGCGGAAGTTGTGAAAGAGGCAAGCGATGTACAGGAAGACGTTAAGCGTATGGGCGATGACGATGTTGATCGCGAGCTGCGCGAAAGATTTACCCGCCCCGGTAGTCGTTGATACGGCCTGCAGCTGGGTGAGGGTCATCTACCTGACCGACCACGATATCGACGTGCTGGATAAGCAGACCAAGCGTGACATCCTGGCGCAAAACAAATCAGTGCAGGCTAACTGCCCGCAACTAACCGGCAGGGTTACGCGATGACCAAGGCAAAGAATATTGAATTTCGACTGAGCAAACTTGAGAAAGGGCCAGACGAGAACGTTCTGGCCATCATGGAGATAAGGTCGAGAGCTATTGCAGGTAGCTTGCTGAAGCAGATTTCCTGCCAGGCGTTGAAAGATCGATAATGTCAGTGAAGATTGCCTTGTAGGCTTTATTTAACTTCTCAACTGTTTTCGGGGTGATATCACTCGTAGGCGGCGCGTCGATACCATCCATTAATTCTATTTCAGCAAATTTTTTCAAAACCTGAAGGACACTCTCTTTTTGTTCTTCAGGCATCGTTTGCACAATAAAAGCAACAACGTTTCTCAGCGCCAGGAGTTGAGCATGAGTTACATAGTAATGATCGATCATATTTTCATTCCTGTTCTGTTGAGCTCGGCGATTTAACAGTATAGCGGAGAAATATTGCCCGCTACTCTGTGGCAACTTTCAATCGTGATGACTGGCAATAGCGGGACTTTTTATGCCCGGAACGGAGTATCTATGAAAGAACGAAAACTCGTAATTGAAATTGATGACAACGCCATTGATTCAGTCATCGAAAAGGTGCGCCTGCTCAAGGATGAACTGAGAAGCCTTAACCTGCCGATCAACATCTCTGTTGCAGTGCCGGCAGCATTAAAGCCGGAAGAGGAAAGGAACACGCAGGATGCCAGAAGCGTATTCCTTAGCAACCTTGATGCCGAAATTACTCAGGCTTGGTCATCATTGACAGAGCTTTTGAATATACGTCGCGACGCGACCTCCTCCGACTAGCTGCTGCCGCTGTTTTTAGTTCATTCACGGATTTTGTGAATTTAGCCCTCACGTTACTGGCGCTATCTGTTGGCAACTCGCTGAAGAGGCAGGATACAGCGATAGATAAGATCTCGGTCTCACCTTTGAGTGACTCCAGCTCCTCGACGATTTTCTGTAAAAGTTTCTGATTATCAACGGACATTAAAACGCTCCTTACTTTTTGTGTGAAAACTCAAAGATAAGCGAGCGTTACTTTTTGCAACATCCTGATATTCGATCAGTGCCGCCACCGTGCGGCATTTTTATTACCAGAAGTAGGAGAAGAAGCATGTTGACAGTAAAAGTGATGTCGCCTGGCGGCGGCGAAGAAATCCATAGCGGCCTGAGCGTTGGTTTCAACCCCAATCAGCAGAGTATCTCAGTGTCTGGAATGGACCAGAACGTGTTCCTGAAGCAGGGGGAGGTGGCCTATGTGATGAACGCAAACGGCAAGACCATTTCCCGTTACGAACACAGGGCCCAGCAGTAGGCATTACAGAAGCTCCTGAGCTAAGGGGCTTCGATAATGCTAAACCGAAGCATCTGCCTTAAGTGTTATAAAAAACCCCGTGGAGGAAATCCCAAAGCTACGGGGTGCTGTACAGCCAGCCAATGACTGATTGTAGCCACGAAGTTGGTTTATTTTCTACTGGTTGAGAATAAAACTGAGAGCCAGGAAGGCTTGAGAGTGGCTCATCCATAAGCTCACGGGTAGAACGGCAGACTTTGTCATGGCAGAGCAAAGTCATAAGTTAGTTTAGGTAACATTTCGGATATAACAAGCGTAGCGGGGCATTCCTAATAATGGAGCACCGCAGCTAAAGCATTACAGGAGCCATTCTGCCAAGTGGCTTCGATAAGCTCCCCACATCGCACAGAGGTAAAACATGGCAGAGATCACACCGGCAGAACAGATTCGACTGAATCTGCTTTCCACCCTGAACTACGACACCGCGGCCGCTGCTAAGGCGATTGAGTTCGTCCAGGATAGCCAGCTCAAATATCAGCTGTTCATCCAGCAGTACAGTCGCGTGACAACTGAATCCGAAGTGGTGGCGCGGACCATCAAAGCAGTTCAGGAGTCGACCGAGGCGCTGGCGCTGTTTGATACCATCGCAGAACAGGCGAGCTAAGGCATTACAGCAGGCACTCGCTGAGCGCCTGTGATAATGCTCAAGGAGCGATTACGTGAACAAAGAGCCCCGTATCTACGGCAGCAAGTGGGACCGAGAGCGTCTTATCTTCCTACGTGCGCACCTCTTGTGCGTCATGTGCCAGGAGCAAGGCAGGGTGACAGCGGCAACGGTGGTTGACCACATCATCCCGCACAAACTGAAAGAGGCTCTGCGCTCTGGTGACAGCCAGGAAATAGCGAAGGCGCAAAAGCTTTTCTGGAGCCGGAAGAACTGGCAAGGGCTGTGCAAGCAGCACCACGACTCAACGAAGCAGCGAATGGAGAAGCGTGGCACCGTGATCGGCTGCGATGAAAATGGGATGCCACTGGACCCGGCTTCTCATTGGTTTAAGTGATAACCATTATCAATACACTTCAAAAGTGATCGTCATTTGAAATCATTAGCATTCAAATGAAATCGATTCTCATCTGATGGGGAGGGGCGGGTCAAAAGTTCAGAACCTCGGACCCAAATGACCGCCGCCAGTCCTTTTTGTGCACAACCGCGAAATGAAAAGTTTTTTTCCGGGAGGTTCCGATGGCAGGACGACGCCCGAAACCGACCCACCTCAAAGTGGTTACCGGCAACCCGGGCAAACGCAAACTTAACGACAAAGAACCATCGCCAGCGCGAGAAATCCCAAGCCCTCCAGAGCACCTCACTGACTGGGGAAAGGTGGCGTGGGGGAAGCTGACCGTGCTGCTGGATGGCATGGGCATTTTAACCATTGCCGATACGCTGGCGCTCGAACGACTCTGCGATATTTACGCCGACATTCTGCAGCTTCGCCTGACTATTGCTGACGAGGGGCGAACTTACACCGTGCAGACAGAGGGCGGGTTTTTGATTAAGGCTAACCCGGCAGTAGCAATGTTGGCGGATGCTGATCGACGTTTTAAAAGTTACCTGGTTGAATTCGGTCTGACTCCGGCCGCCAGAACGAAGGTGAAAGTGGATGGTGGAGAAAAAGAAGAAGACCAGCTCAACCAGTTCTTCGGTTGATCCCGCCACGCAATATGCGCGGGATGTAGACTCCGGCAAAGAAATCGCCGGTCCTGATATTAGAAACTCCTGTAAACGACATCTCAGGGATTTGGAATCCTGTCATGCTCGCGGGTTGGTATGGGATGTTGCAGCGGCGCAGCGTGCCATCGACTTTTTTGCAAAAGTACTGAAGCTCAACGGTGGTGAGCATGAGGGAAAACCCTTCAACCTGCTACCGTGGCAGTGCTTTATTGTAGGGTCGATATTCGGCTGGAAGAACTCGGATGGTTATCGTAGATTTCGCATGGTGTACGTTGAATCTGGTAAGGGTTCCGGCAAATCACCACTGGCTGGAGGAGTGGGGCTTTACTGTCTAACAGCAGATAAGGAGCCTCGTGCCGAGATATATGCAGCAGCAACGAAAAAAGACCAGGCCATGATCCTTTTTCGTGATGCTGTCGCGATGGTGGAGCAGTCCCCTGCGTTAGCACAGCGAATAAATAAATCAGGCGGTGCCGGGAAAGAGTGGAACCTTGCGTTTCTTCAGACCGGCTCATTTTTCCGGCCTATCAGTTCGGATGATGGGCAGTCAGGGCCACGCCCACACTGTGCACTGATTGACGAAATTCACGAGCACAAAAACAACCAGGTTGTGGAAATGATGCGCGCCGGGACGAAAGGTCGTCGCCAGGCGTTGATTTTCATGATCACTAACAGCGGCCACGACAAAACCAGCGTCTGCTACGACTATCACGAGTATGGGCGTAAAGTTGCCGAAGGCTCGATTGAGGATGACAGTTTCTTTTCTTTCATTTGCTCCCTGGACGAAGGAGAAGACCCATTCAAGGACGAGTCCTGCTGGAAAAAAGCAAACCCCTCTCTTGGTCATACTTTTACCGATCGCTACCTGCGTGAGCAGGTTACTCAGGCTCGGGGGATGCCGTCGAAGGAAAGCATTGTTCGGCGGTTAAACTTCTGTCAGTGGGTGGATGCCGATAACCCCTGGATGAGTAGCGATGTGTGGATGGGGTGCGAAGAGGACTTTGACCTGCAGGAGCTGCAGGGAGAAGAATGTTATGGCGGCCTGGACCTTTCAGGAACTCGCGACCTTACGTCTCTGGCGCTCTTTTTCCCTAAAAAAAGAAAGCTGCTGGTGGAGTTCTGGACACCAAAAGATACTTTGCTGGATAGAGCGAAAACAGACCGCGTACCTTACGACGCATGGGAAAGGGGAGGCCATATTCATACCACTCCCGGAAAGGCGGTGAAATATGGCTTTGTTGCTGAGCGCATTGCTGATCTTTCCATGTTGTTCGATATCAAGGCGATCGCCTTCGACCAGTACCGCATAAAATATCTTGAGCCGGAATTAGAGAGCGCTTCTGTATCAGTACCGCTGATACCTCACGGGCAGGGATACTACAAGGCGCAGGATTCCGGACTGTGGATGCCTCATTCCATCGAACTTTTTGAACAGATGCTCGATGATGGCGTAATCATTATTAAAACAAACCCCTGCCTCCGATGGAACGCTGCTTCCGCCGTAACCGAAGCCGACCAAAAAGAAAACCGCATATTCGCCAAGAAAAAGAGTACTGGTCGAATAGATGGTGTGGTTGCGTCGGCTATGGCAATTGGTGCTGCAGAAGGTTATGAGCCTGATGATGGCGATATAGAGGGCTTTTTTGACGATCCGATCATAGTGGGTATCTGATGGCTAAGAATAAACAGCAACCAGGGCGCGTTAAGAGCGCTCTTTTAAACTGGCTTGGTGTTCCCATAAGCCTGACGACCGGTGAATTCTGGCGGGAGTGGTACGGAACCAGCAGTAGCGGAAAAGTGGTTACCGCTGACAAAGTTATCCGGCTTTCTGCTGTCTGGGCGTGCGTAAGACTCTTAAGTGAGTCAGTTTCCACGCTTCCGCTTAAAATTTACGAGCGGCAGGCTGATGGATCGCGAAAGCTGGCCCAGAACAATCCCGCCTACCAGATATTATGCAGGCGTCCTAACCTGGAAATGACCCCTTCCCGTTTCATGTTGATGATTGTGGCCAGTATTTGCCTGCGTGGTAATGCATTTGTCGAGAAGCTATATATCGGCAGCAAATTGGTTTCGCTGGTGCCGTTACTTCCGCAGAATATGGTTGTAAAGCGACTCGATAGCGGGAAGTTACAGTATACATACACGGAAAATAGCGTTAAGCGGATCATTCCAGTAGACCGGATGATGCATATCCGCGGATTTGGTCTTGATGGTGTGTGCGGGATGATGCCGACAATGGCCGGGGTTGACGTTTTCGGCGCTGCTATGTCGGTTGATGAAGCCGCGGCAAAAATCTTCGAAAATGGCCTGCAAAGTACCGGTTTCCTGTCTTCAAAAACGGCGCTTAATAAGGAACAGCGAGAAAGATTGCGTCAAAACCTTCAGTCTTTTATTGGTTCTAAAAACGCCGGGAAACTGATGGTTCTGGAAAATGAACTGACTTACCAGAATGTCACTATGAACCCGGAGGCCGCGCAACTCCTTGAAAGCCGTTCATTCAGTATTGAGGAAATTTGTCGCTGGTTTCGCGTACCGCCATTTATGGTCGGCCATACGACAAAACAATCCAGCTGGGCTTCGAGTCTTGAAGGGATGAACATGCTGTTCCTGACTCATACCCTGCGTCCTCTCCTGGTCAATATTGAGCAGGAAATATCGCGTTGTCTTCTGAACAGTGATGAGGACTTGTTTGCTGAGTTCTCCGTTGAAGGGCTTCTGCGCGCCGATAGCGCTGGTCGTGCTGCTTACTATACCAGCGCACTGCAGAATGGCTGGATGTCTCGCAATGACGTTCGCCGTCTTGAGAACATGCCGCCGATAGAAGGGGGCGATATTTACACCGTTCAGCTCAACCTGACGCAACTGAAAAATCTCGAAAGCAGCAACCCTGCCGTTCAGGCGCTGGCTTTGCGAGAGCTGCATAACCACGTATTCCCCGACATTTCCTTTGAACAATCTCCGCTGAAACAGGCCGCTTAGGAGCACTTTCCTGATGAGCAAAAAACAACTTCCGGTGGCGCCGGCGGGTCGCCCCTGCGCGCGCGTTACCTGTGAAACATTACCGTCCGCACTGGACCGCTGGGACGGTGGGATCAAGGCGGCGACTACTGACGATAACACTATTTCTGTTTTTGATGTTATAGGGCAGGACTACTGGGGTGAAGGGATAACAGCTAAACGTATTGCCGGTGCGCTTCGGGCGATGAACGGCGCAGATGTTACGGTGAATATCAACTCGCCGGGTGGCGACATGTTCGAAGGTCTGGCTATTTATAACCTTCTCCGCGAATACGAAGGCCATGTAACGGTGAAGGTGCTGGGCATTGCCGCCAGTGCCGCCTCAATAATTGCGATGGCCGGGGATGATATTCAGATTGGCCGCGGTGCCTTTCTGATGATCCATAACTGCTGGTTGTACGCGATGGGAAACCGCCATGACTTCGCTGAACTGGCGCAGTCACTGGAGCCATTCGATACCGCAATGGCTGATATTTACGCGGCGCGATCCGGCCTTGATATTGCCGCCGTTCAGAAACTAATGGACGCCGAAAGTTATATCGGTGGCAGCGATGCTGTGGCGAAGGGACTGGCAGACAGCCTGCTTTCTGCTGATGCGGTCAGCGACGGCGACGAATCACCTGCAGCTGCGCTTCGCAAACTTGATGCACTGCTGGCGAAAACAAATACCCCCCGGTCCGAGCGCCGGAAATTAATCAAAGCATTAACAGGTAACACGCCGGGCGCTGTTACCGATCCCGATGGTAAGCCGGGCGCTGCCGAAGATATCAAACCTGAAACCCTCAATTCACTTGAAAGCGCTCTTGCGGCGTTAGTCAAATAAGGACCATGTATGTCTGATGTAAACGAGATTCTGAAAAAAGTCACCGCTTCCATTGAAGAAGCAACCGGCAAATTTAACGCCAAAGCGGAAGAAGCGCTGACTGAAGCGAAAAAGAACGGCAAATTGTCGGCGGAAACCAAAGAAACCGTGGACAAAATGGCGACTGAGTTTAATGCGCTGAAAGAAGCCGAAAAGACTCTTAAAGCAGCGCTGGGCGAACTGGAGCAGCATGTTGCACAGATGCCGCTGGCAAACGCAAAACAGGTTATTGAAACTGTCGGCCAGCAGGTTATCTCTGCTGAAGCCATTAAAGTTCTGTCGTCCAGCATCGAAGGGAACAAGCGTATTTCTGTTCCTGTAAAAGCTGCTCTGATTTCCAGTGACGTTGCTGAGGGGGTTGTTGAACCACAACGACTGCCGGGTATTGATGTAGCGCCAAAGCAGCGGTTATTTATTCGCGATCTTATCGCGCCAGGCCGTACGGGTTCACCGGCCATTTTCTGGGTGCAGCAGACCGGCTTTACCAATGCTGCGGCAGCGGTACCGGAGAACACAACCAAGCCGTACAGCAATATTGAGTTCACGCCGAAAATCACTCCAGTGACAACCATCGCGCACATGTTCAAGGCATCCAAGCAGATTCTGGACGACTTCGCCCAGTTGCAGTCCATGATTGATGCGGAAATGCGTTACGGCCTTAAGTACGTCGAAGAACAGGAGATTCTGTTTGGTGATGGCACTGGCGCTCACCTCCATGGCATTGTGCCGCAGGCCACGGCTTACAGCGCGGCATTTGCCGTTGAACAGCAGAACGGTATTGACGATCTGCGCCTGGCAATGCTTCAGGCTCAACTTGCCCGATTCCCTGCATCCGGTCACGTCCTGCACTTCATGGACTGGGCGAAAATCGAACTGACTAAAGACACCCTGGGGCGCTATATCCTGGCGAACCCGGCTGCGTTGACGGGGCCGACGCTGTGGGGGCTTCCGGTTGTCGCCACTGAAGCAGCAGCTTTCCAGGGCAAGTTCCTGACAGGTGCATTTAATGCTGCGGCACAGCTTTTCGACCGCGAAGACGCAAACGTTGTGATCTCGACGGAGAACGGCGACGACTTTGAGAAAAACATGATCTCTATTCGCTGTGAAGAGCGTCTGGCGTTAGCAGTAAAACGCCCTGAAGCATTTATTTATGGCTCCTTTACTGTGCCGGCTTCCGGCGGCCAGTAATTTTTCTGGCGGCCTCCGGGCCGCTATTTTCGGAGTAACACGATGAAACTTATCGCGGTGAAACCAATTTATTTTGGTGGGGTAGTGGTGACTGAAGGCGAGTCACTGGAGACGCTGGAACAGCATGGCCGTGAGTTGGTTCAAAAAGGTTATGCACGGCTGGTAGATGTTGATAATTCTGCGCAGCCGGAACAGCCGGAACAGCCGGAACAGCCGGAACAGCCGGAACAGCCGGAACAGCCGGAAACTGTGACAGAGAAGAAGGCTAAAAAATAATGTTAGAACTTGAAGTGGTTAAAGAGCACTGTCGCATTGAGCCTGACTTTACCGATGACGACTCACTATTGACCCTCTACATCGGAGCTGCTTCTCGTTACGTCGAAACATGGACTCGTCGCAAAATGTATGAGTCCGAAACCAGCGAGGGGTATGCAGATGATCCTGATTCAATTCTCCCTGGCGATGATGTGAAAGCAGCGATGCTTCTGCTTATCGGTCACTGGTACGAAAACCGTGAAACGGTCTCTGTTGGTCAGGCTGCTACAGATATTCCGTTTACTGTCGAGGCACTTCTCCAGCCTTACAAAATTTATGGTATTTAAGCGGGGGAATTATGCAGGCAGGACGATTACGGCACCGGGTCACCATCCAAAATTTCACCACCACCAGAACGCCTTCAGGTCAGCCGGTTGAAAAATGGGAAGATGGGAAAACCATCTGGGCCGAGGTTAAGGGTATAAGCGGTCGTGAACTTTTAGCCGCTGGCGCTGAGCGTGCCGATGCCACCATTCGTGTTTGGGTGCGTTTTCGTACAGATATCTCAGCTTCTTCCCGCCTGAAAGTACGTACCGGCCCGTTTAAAGGCGCCGTTCTTAACGTTACCGGGCCTCCGGTTCCGGATATCAAAGGCACCCGGCTGGAAATTCTCTGCAAACAGGGGACCGAAAAATGATTGATGTGAATCTGGATTTTTCCGGGCTGCAGGATATCGCCCGCGATCTGCAAACGCTCAGCAAGGCCGAAAATAATAAAGTTCTCCGGGATTCGACCCGTGCTGGCGCCGAATTGCTCCGCCAGGAGGTTATTGATCGCGCTCCGGAGAAAACCGGAAAACTGAAGAAAAACGTTGTTGTCGTCACACAGAAAAGCCGCCGTCGAGGTGAAATCTCATCGGGGGTGCATATTCGTGGCGTTAACCCGCGGACGGGGAACAGTGACAACACCATGAAGGCCAGCAACAAGCGGAATGCGTTTTACTGGCGCTTCGTGGAGCTGGGAACATCTACGGCACCAGCACATCCGTTTGTTCGTCCTGCCTTTGATACCCGCATGGAAGAGGCTGCGCAGGTGGCGATGCAGCGGATGAATCAGGCTATCGATGAGGTGTTATCAAAATGACAGAGGATGATCTCTATGACCTGCTGTCGACGCTGGCAGACGGGCGGGTTTATCCGTATGTGGTGCCGCTAGGCAGCGACGGACTTCCTGCAGTTTCCACTCCCTATGTCATTTTCTCGATACCGACTGATGTTGCCGGGAATGTTTTCTGCGGCCAGGCAGAGTCGACACTGCGCATTCAGGTTGATGTATGGGCTGAAACGAATGACGAAGCCAGAGCGTTACGCCTGGACGCCCTGGCTCGCCTGCAGGTTCTTTCACCTGTCGAGGTGACAAAAATTCCTGGCTACGACACGACAACCCATCTTCATCGGGCAACCCTCGAAATAACGGTTATTGCCTGACAAAAACCAATCCAATCCGACCGCCGCTGGCGGTTTTTTCATTTATGGAGGCTGCAATGTCAGCACTATTTGAACGTGCCCAGAAAACGAAAATTATGATTACGTCAGTGCCGGTCACTGCTGATGAAATGGCGTCGGCAACCTGGCTTGAGTTGAGTTGTACTATCAAACAGGCCAGCTTTACCGCCGGTCAGAAAAACGATATTGACGTGACGACGCTATGCTCTGATGAAACAGAAAATATCAACGGGCTTCCGGCACCGTCTGAAATGTCACTTTCCGGTAACTTCTACCGCAACACGGCACAGGATGCCCTGCGCGCGGCTTACGATAACGACGGAATCCATGGGTTTAAGGTTATTTTCCCTTCAGGAAACGGGTCCCAGTTTCGCGCGGAAGTTCGTCAGCATACCTGGGATTCTCAGACCAACGGTGTGGTAGCCGCAACGTTCTCCCTGCGCCTGAAAGGTAAGGCAACCAATATCGACGCTCCGGGCATTCTGTCTTTCGCGACAGACCTTCCTGCATCCCAAACGGTCGCGGCAGGAAGCGCCCTGACAATGGGTGTAGTCGTCCAGGGCGGCACGGCGCCTTATACCTACGTCTGGAAAAAAGGCTCTTCTACAGTCAGCGGGCAGACCAGCGCAACGTTTAATAAGTCCAGCGCAGTATCAGGTGACGCCGGGGTTTATTCCTGCGTGGTTACAGATGCCAATGGCACCGTTATCACCTCTGCTGACTGCACCGTCACCATCAGTTAATGGAGCGCCGGGAAACCGGCGATAAACTTAATGTCAAAACAGAATCTTAAAGCGCTGGCGCTGGCCCCAATGGCGGGTTTTCGTAAAAAAGAAGTCATCGTTCCGGAGTGGGAAAACGCCAAAGTTATCATTCGTGAACCATCGGCTGAAGCCTGGATTCGCTGGCAGGGTATTGCCAGCCCGGAACAACCAAAACTACCGGAAGGGCAGGAAGCGCCAGAAGTGCCAGAACTGACTCCTTCAGAACGCGCGTTCCGCACGATGCGGGCAGATGTCACACTCTTCATTGATATTCTGCTGGATACCGACCTGCAGTACGTTTTCACCGTCGATGATACCGAACAGGTTGAAGCAATTTATGGCCCTGTCCATTCCCGGTTGCTGAAACAGGCGCTTGATCTCATTCGTGATGTGGATGATGCCAAAGCAAAGTAAAAATGCCTGGCATGCAGTTCCTGATGGCGCTGGCGCTCCGGATGGGCCGCACGCTGGGCGAACTGCGACAAACCATGACGGTTGGTGAATTCAGAATGTGGGCTGAATTCGACCGTATCAGCCCGATCGGTGATATCCGTGGCGATATTCTCAATGCTCAGCTGGTTTCAGCGATGTACGGGGCGCAGGGCGGTAAAGTCACCATCGAAGATGCTCAACTCAAGTGGAGCACAGAAGAGGATGAGGTAATCGACAGTGGCGATCCATTTGCCGGATTAGAGGCCGCTTTGCTCGCAGCATCGGAATAAAATTGAATCGTCTCCAGCCTCGCTTCAACGCGGGGCTTTTTTATACCCAAATTTCACCGCGCATCTCACGCGCACGTCACACAGAACCTTTCAGGATGAGCCTTGAGGATACCGGCTGGCTGTCGGTGCCTTTCTGTGGGCCGGATTCCTGTGAGACAAGGTTCATCACTAAAAGGTAATACCGATATGTCTAACATTGTCCCCATGAATTATGATGACCATTCATTCCCTTTTGCTTCTGATTGCTGGTTTAATGCCACAGTTGCTGCAAAGCATCACGGGAAGAGAGTGAAGAACTGGACAATTCTGGAGTCAACAAGGGATTACGTTGTCGAGTTGGCGCAAGAGCTTGATATTGAACCATTCAATTCTAAAGGGCAGATTTCTACCCTTTTAATTAGGATTGAGAAAGGCCGTTATGGCGGCACATGGATGCATCCAGAGTTGGCGGTTGAGTTCGCCCGTTGGTTGTCAGTCAAATTCGCCCGCGCCTGCGACCGCCACATTAAAAATTTGCTGCTGAGTAAAAATTTTCAGCTCACTGAAGATCAGATTGTCGGCCTCATGGTCTGCCAGCAACCCAGTTCCTGGGAAAAAAGGTTTAAAGACCCGTTCTACCAGGCACTGTCGAAAATGTCCTGCATTCCTTATTTTGGTCATGTCGGCGGATGTCCGGCGTTGTTCGGTCAGATCACCGCTCGCTGGGTCTACGGTGTAGCACTTCCTGATTATGTCTATCAGGCAGCTAAACAGGCAGCCGGCAACAGCAAGGAGAAGATTCATCAGCATCTTAAGCCGGATGCGCTGGAGAAGGTCGAGCAGCAACTGATCGCCGTCACAAACATTGCCAGTTGCAGCATTGACCAGAAGGACTTTGAGGCCCGTTGCATGGCTGCCTTTCCTGTCAAAGGGCAGATGAAGCTGCTGTATGCGGCGGCATAACCATGAATAACCGAATCGTTGAGTGCGCCTCCAGAGCGGGGCGCGACTTCTCGGAGTTCATGAAAGGCGAGAAGAATATGATGGAGGCGCTGCGGTCTGCGGAGGAATTCACCGAGCAGTTACGCATTCACGGCTGCGTTAATCACCACTTCGTTAATTTCATGATGATGAATGCGATAATGAAGGTGTTCGACGATATGCAACGCGAGGAGCAGCGTGAAGAGCGCCGAAGAATACGAGCAGAAAGGAAAGGCAAATAGCCCACCCGTGTGGGCTTTCATCTGGAGATGACAATGCTCTTACATATCACCCTGAACTCAGGCAGAACAATGCGCGGTGGTCTTACGCAGTCCATTATTGAAATTTGCTCTGTTTCATTTGGAGCTAAAACGCTATATCAAGAGGGGGAGATCAAAAGCCACCGCGTGGTTTCATGGCGTCCGGTTCATAACAAAGGCACCGAAGGGATCATTTTTCTTCATGAAACAGATATTGCCGTTGTTAAACCTAATGATGGAACGGTGCTTCATGAATGGTGTGGTGCGGAAGGTCAGAAGCAAGAACACAAGGCGGTCAAGAGCGGCGATCCCTTTGCAGGCTTAGAAGCCGCTTTGCTCGCGGCTTCTCAGTGACAATACATACGCGACGGTTTAGGATCCCCTACTGTGAACCACAAAGGGGGGATTATGAAGAAAATACTAATTATGATTGTTTGCATTCCTTTAATTAATGCATGCAAGCCATCTGAAAAAGATTTTATTTCTATTGGGGAAGCCGTTGTTAGAGAATCACTGAAAGATCCTGATAGCGCTAAGTTTGAATCTTTTTATCACAAGGTTGGCGACAATGATGGATACGTATGTGGGAATGTTAATGCAAGAAATTCTTATGGTGGATATACAGGAAGAAAAGAATACTTTGTATTTATAGAAACGGAAAGCGGTAAGCTTAAAAATAACGGGCCAGTAACCATCGTAAGTGATAGCGATAGTAACGCATTAGAAAAATATAAACTTTTCTGTCAATAAGTTAAATCCTCAAAAAGACCTCGCCTTAGCGAGGTCTTTTTATTTCAGGAGAAAAATAAATGGCAACCCTGCGTGAACTTATTATTAAGGTCTCAGCAAACTCTCAGTCATTTCAGACAGAGATCGCCCGCGCTTCACGCATGGGGCAGGATTATTATAAAACCATGCAGAATGGTGGTCGTCAGGCCGCAGTCGCAGCAAAGGAAAGCCAAAAGGCTCTTTCCGAATTAACGGATGGATTTGCTTCTGCTGGTCGGGCCGCCACGGCAGCAGCAGCTGCATTTGCTACTGGTAAATTAGTTCAAATTGCTGACCAGTGGAACTCCGTGAACGCAAGGCTTAAACAGGCCTCAGTTTCCTCAAACGATTTCACTCTATCTCAGACTCGTTTAATGGCGATCAGTCAAAGTACTGGTACGGCTTTTACCGATAACGCCAATCTATTTTCGCGTGCAGCTGCATCCATGCGTGAATTTGGCTACAGCTCAGATGAAGTAATCAAAATCACCGAAGCGGTATCAACAGGACTTAAACTATCCGGTGCTAGTTCTGAAGAGGCCGGCTCTGTTATTACCCAGTTTAGCCAGGCTCTTGCTCAAGGTGTTTTGCGTGGCGAGGAGTTTAATGCAGTTAACGAATCTGGGGATCGTGTTATCCGTGCCTTGGCTGCTGGTATGGGGGTTGCCCGAAAAGACCTTAAAGCAATGGCGGATCAGGGGCAACTCACGATAGATAAAGTCGTACCAGCTTTAATCAGTCAGTTAGGTGTGTTACAGGGGGAGTTTTCCTCGCTACCGCCGACAGTTTCCGGTTCAATGCAAAAAGTCACTAACTCCTTTATGGCATGGGTTGGTGGGGTGAACCAGGCGACTGGCGCGACAGATGCACTTTCTGGTGGCCTTGATGGGTTGGCAAAGACCCTGGATTCTCTTACATCATCCGCTGTCAGCGGGGCCCTCAGTGACGTAGCAGATAATATGTCACTGGTTACCACCGCAGCAGGTGGTCTGGTTGGGATTGGATTAGCACGGTATCTTGGCGGGATTATTACCAGCGCAAGCAGTGCTACTGGCGCACTTATTTCAGCCGCAAAATCTGAGGTAGCTCTTGCAGTAGCCCAGGAAAAAGCCGCGCAATCTTCTGTTGCCGCCTCCCGCGCCGCAGTTTACCGGGCCCAGCAGGCCCTTCAAAGTGCGAAAAGTGCAGATATTCAGGTGGCTCAACAGGAGAGGGTTGCGGCCGCAGAATCAAGGGTTACCGCGGCACATGGGCGATTGACTACAGCACTTGCCACCGGGACAGCTACAGAAAAAGTACGAGCACGAACCGCTCTGGAGCGAGCTCAGGCCGGGCTTGTGGCTGCGAAAAATGCCGATGCACAGGCTGTTGCAGAAAGAAAATTGGCTGCAGCTCAGTCCGCTCTTAGTCGTAATATTGCTGGCCGGGTTTCTGCTCAAAATAACCTTAACAGCGTTACCTCTGTCGGTACCCGCTTAATGAGCGGCGCCCTTGGCCTGATCGGTGGTGTACCTGGGTTAGTTATGCTGGGTGCTGGAGCATGGTATGCAGTTTACCAAAGCCAGGAACAAGCAAGAAGATCAGCGCAGGAATACGCCAAAAACATTCAAGAGGTAAAAAATAATATCACATCAATGAGCTTGCCAGAATCATCTGATAATTTAGATAAAACACGCAAGTCACTTAATGAGCAAAATCGATTAGTATCAGAACAAATTAGTAAAATTAAATCATTAAAAGAAGAAATTTCCGGGTATCAGTATATTCTAGCAAATCCCGGCCCAACAACTAGCGGTGGTTTTATGATAAACCACTTAACTAGTATTGATGATGTAACAAAAGAATTATCTGCTTCAACTACTCAACTTTCTGTAGAGCAAGAAAGATTGAACGAGATGCAAAATCAGTCTAATTCCATACAGGATGTATTGGTTAGCCTAGAAAGGCGGCGAGCAGACCAACTTACAAGAATTTCTACTGCACAAAATCAAACCTATCAATCTCTTTTAATGATGAACGGTGAGCATAGTAGATTTAACCAATTGCTTGGATTAGGAAACCAGCTTTTAATGGAACGGCAGGGCTTAGTTAACGTTCCAATGCGGATGCCTCAGGCTGACTTAACATCACAACAAACGAATGCTCTTGAGAAAAGTCGCCGAGATTTAGCATTATCGAAACTTAAGGGCGAGGCAAAAGAGTTAGCCAGACTTGGTTTTGCCGCCGACGATTTGGGATTGACTAGTGATCCTCAACACCAGACAGGAAGGCAGGAATTAATTAATAATGGAATTGCTGAGTGGAGAAATAATGAATCCAATAAACCCGCCCGGAAAGCGCCTAAAAGCGAAGAATTAAAAGCCGCTGAGAAGACAGAAGATGTTTACAAGCGTCTTATTAAACAGCAGGAAGAACAAATTGCTTTGGGAAGCCAGAATACCGAACTGGCTAAAGTAAAATACCAGGTCACGCAGGGTGAGTTAGCCTCTCTTGAGCAAGCTAAAAAAGAAACCCTTCTGCACAATGCTGCGCTTATCGATCAGAAAAACATTGCTGAACAGCTAAAAACGTTCCGTGAGGGGCTCGCTGACAGCAACGCTGCTGCGCGTGATCGGGGGGATATTGATTTTCTTGGTGCCGGGATGGGGGATAAGGCCCGCAACCGCATGAAGGAAATGGCGGATATTCGTACTGATTTTCTCAAGCAGCAGCGGGACCTGCAGCGGGATTTCAGCAAAGGTCAGATTTCAGAAGACCTGTACAAACAGCAAACGGAAGCGCTACAGGCGGCGCTTACTGAACGGCTCCAGATTCAGGAGGACTACTACAAGAAAACCGATGAACAGCAGTCAGACTGGCGGGCTGGGATCAGCGATTCACTGATGAACTACGCCGATCAGGCTGCTGACCTTAGTTCAATGGCAGCATCAGCGACCAGCGAGATTCTCAATAACACCACGAACTCCATTTCCAACAACCTGACCAGTGTCCTGACTGGTGCGACTTCGTTCAAAGATGGGATGTCGAATATCTTCAGCTCTCTGGGTGAAACGGTGATTAAGACGCTGATCCAGATGGCAACACAGGCGTTAATTACCAAAGCGATTATGGCGTCGTTCGGCGGTGGTGCTGGTGGGATGTTCGGTAGTCTTTTTGGTGGGGAAAGTGGAGCTGCAAGTAGTGGAACTGCATTGCAAAGCTTCGGATCGTCTTTTGCCTTTAATGCCCTCGGTGGTGTCTACGATTCGCCTTCACTTTCCGCATACAGCGGCGGTGTATACAGCACGCCGCAGTATTTTGCCTTTGCGAAAGGTGCGGGCGTGTTTGGTGAAGCTGGTCCGGAAGCAATTATGCCGCTGACCCGTGGCGCTGATGGTTCGCTGGGGGTTAAAGCTGTAGGGCGGGAATCGCCGGCGGTACAGAACGCTGCGAGGCAGCAGCAGGAAAGACAACTTCTTTCAACTGGTGACATCAACGTCAATTACCACCTCACTGGTAAACCGGATGATGTAATGATGCAGACATTGGATGTCCACGGCCGCCGCCTGGCTAAACAGATAAAATCTGAACTGACGAGCGACGTAAACAATCCTCAAAATGCCTTCGGTAGAGCACTTTACTCCAACCTTCAGCCCAAAAAACCACGATAACCTGCCCGGAGGGAATATTCATGGCAGATATTTTCTACCCGGATGAATACCTGCCCATGCCGCTTATGGACGGGTACGGGTTTAAGCCCATATCACCTTTACTGCGAACGGAGATGACGTCCGGTCGCGCTCAACAACGAAGGCGATATACCTCAACACCCACCCAGGCATCGGTTAAATGGATTTTTAAAACTGATGCTCTGGCGCAGGTGTTTGAGGCGTTTTTCAGGGATGCGCTTAAAGATGGCCAGTCCTGGTTCTATCTGAAACTCCAGACTCCAATCGGGGTAAAGCCCTATAAAGCCAGGTTCGTGGATATTTACGAAGGGCCGACGCTGGTCGCGCCAAAATACTGGCAGTACAGCGCAACGCTGGAATTATGGGAGCGCCCGTTACCGCCTTCAGGCTGGGGAAATTACCCGGAATGGCTGGCGGGCCAGTCGTTACTGGATATTGCGCTAAACAGAGAGTGGCCGAAGCATGACAATTCTTGAGCGACTATATGCCAGCAGCGGATCGGAGGTTATTCACGATACGTTGCAGATATCAGCAGGCGATGATAACTACTGGCTAACCAGTGGCTGGGATGACGTCTCAGTGACGCTGGAAAATGGTCAGCCGGCGACGTTTGAAGCCAGCGCGATAGATATCGCATTACCAGCAAGGAACGCCGACGGGACACAGGATTTAAAGTTTGCTATCAGCAATATTGACGGAAGGGTTTCTGAGGCGATCGATAAAATCCTGGATGAAATGAAATCAGCCACGCTGACATTCCGGCGGTACATTTCATCCGATCTGTCTGCTCCGGCATCATCACCGTATACGCTCGATATAAAATCCGGCTCCTGGACCCCGACAGCAGTACAGGTCACGGCAGGCTATATGAATATCCTCAAAACAGCATGGCCCCGTAAACGTTACAACCTCGCCGAGCATCCGGGCTTACGCTACTAACCTGAGGCAAATATGTTTAACCCTGATAAATACCGTTCTGTTAAATGGCAGAAGGGCGGTAGAGCCTACCCGCTACTTGACTGCTTCGGCATTGTGAATGAGATACGTCGAGACCTGGGGCTACCTGATTGGCCCGATTTTGCAGGTGTGACCAAAGACGGCGGGGGCCTCGACCGGGAAGCGAGAAAACTGATGCTTTCGCTGAAGCGTTGTGACCCCTGTGAAGGTGCCGGAGTGGCTTGCTATTCGGGCTCAACAGTTTCCCATGTCGGGATCATTGTGATGCTCGATAACCAGCTGCAGGTCGCGGAATGTAATCCAGGCTCGGGGGTTACGTTTCTGCCACTGGCGCGATTCATACGAAGGTTTAACCGCGTGGAGTTCTGGCAATGACGATAAAGTTTTTTCCGTCCCGGTTGCCGGGTGAACCCCTGGAGACGCACGAACATGGCGCGATGACCCTGCATGAGTGGATGGCCAGGAATGTCCCGAGCTACTCGCAGGACAGAAAGCATCCTGTTGCGGTCGAACTGGACGGCCGGGCTGTTCCACCTGCGGAATGGCCACTATGTTTGCTGCGGCCAGACAGCGATGTGCGGATTTACCCGATCCCGTATGGAACCGGCCTGGAAATCGCCGTGTGGGTATCGGTTGCCGTATCTATTGCCTCTACGGCCTATGCGCTGTTTTTCGCCCCGAAACCAGAGCTGGGCGGGTTTTCGTCAGGCAATTCAGCATCACTGGACCTGAACCCGGCAAAAGCGAATACAGCTAAGCTTGGCGATCCTGTTCGTGAGGTATTCGGAAGAAACAGAATTTATCCGGATTACCTGGTGCAGCCGGTCACTCGCTTTGACCCCAATGATCCCACCCGGATGACGGTCGAAATGTTTGTGTGCCTCGGTTATGGACGTTTCTCTTATACCGGCGGTGATTTTCGGGTGGGTGAAACTCCTGCTCTGCCGTTAGGCGATGGCTTTTCTTATACCAGCTATGGTCCGGGCGATAACGTGGCGGGGGACCGTCGCAGCGAGGTCTGGTTCAACAGTACAGAAGTTGGCGGGACATCAAGCGGGTCAGGTCTGGATATGGCTCAGACTGCCCCTGAAGCCAGTGATATCGTTGCTGATGCCATGACCGTCAGCGGCGCCTCAGTCTCGTTTTCAGGTCTCGATGTCGACGATGACAACGATGATGATGAAGATGAGAACAAGCTGCCTCCTGGCTGGATTGAGGGTGCAATTGTCACTCTGAAAGCGCCGTTGAATTATCAGGTATCGATTGAGGGTGGTTTTAACGTTCTGACAGGTGACGCCGTGGCAGAAGTGGCGCCATATATTGGTATGCCTGTAACGCTGACATTTAGCGGTACCGATTATGATCTCCAGATTGCCACATATACCCCTCACCAGGACGCCGTTCCGGGAACGGGTGGATCGACTGCAACATTGCGCGCCAGTGCATCGCCAGCCACGTATGATTTTACGACAACCAGCCAGACGTTTGCTCTGACCTGGCAGGGTGTCACCTATACCCTGTCCCTGGTTGCTGACTACGGCACAATGTCCGGTTTGCTGGCGGCGATTAACAGCGGGCTGACCGGATCGGGGTTGATTGCTCAGGATGACGGCGGCGTGATTCGTATCGTGGAAATCTCCAGCCCGTGGCGTGGCGGTTCCATTACGTCATCATTCCTGCCCGCGTCAGTTTTTGGCGACAGCCCTGTGTTTACCGCCGGTACAGCATCCAGTGGCGGAAGCCCGGCGGTCACAGCGAGTGTCAGGCTGGCATATGATTCCGGTACCGCATTTTCTGGCCTGCCGGACGGCACGCAGCGGATTTCCCTGGCTCATCGTGGCAACGAATACCAGATAGCATCGACTGACGGAGCGTCTGCGACCGTACAGAGAGTGGTTAACGGTACCGTTGACAACACCTGGTCAGGTTTTCTGACCCGTACCGTCGTGGATTTTGCCGCGTCTGGTATTAACGATAATGAAACCTGGCTCGGCCCCTTTCTGGCCTCCCCGCAAAATGAAGTTGTGGACGCCTTCGAGGTCAACTTTGCTTTCCCAAACGGAATTTGCGGATTCCAGAACAACGGGAATAAGCGGGTTCGCCATGTTGAGTATGAAATTCAGTACCGCGTATATGGTTCCGGATCGGGGTGGACGAGCAAGCAGGGGGTGTACGCGCTTAAAAACGTTAATGGCCTCGGTTTTACAGAGCGTTTTGATCTGTCTTCTCCCGGTCTGGTGGAGGTTAGATGCCGCCGCCGCAACGAGCAGGGGAGCAACAACGCGAGAGACAGCATGTTCTGGCAGGCGCTCAGAGGTCGTTTGCTTTCCCGTCCGACCTCCTACGCAGGGATATCAACAATAGGGATCACGGTTGAAACCGGCGGCCAACTGGCGGCGCAGTCAGACAAGCGTGTGAGTGTTGTCGCCACGCGAAACTATGATGGCGGTGGTGACAGGACAATCAGTGGGGCATTCCTGCATCTGGCCCGCAGTCTGGGTTATCGCGACGACCAGATCGACATTTCCACAATTAACATGCTTGAGGCTAACTACTGGACGCCACGAGGCGAGTATTTTGACCATCAGGCAAGTAGTGATAGCACGTCCGCAAAAGATATTTTCGACAAGATTGCTGAAGCAGGCATGGGGTATTTTCTGCTGTCTGACGGCTTACTTTCCGTCGGGCGTGAAGGGGTTAAAAGCTGGACCGGAATCATCACCCCCCAGGATACTGTCGAGGAAATGCAGACATCATTCAGGGTGCCTTCGGAGGACGATTTTGATGGCGTGGATGTGAAATACATCAATCCCGTTACCTGGGCGGAGGAGACCGTACAGTGCCGGACGCCTGAAAATCCGTTCCCCCGGAAAACGGAGGCTTACACCATCGATGTCGTCATGACAGCGGATCGTGCCTGGCGTATCGGGATGCGCCGGTTAATGAAATATCTTCATCAACGCCGGACGTATACGGCTACAACTGCAATGTTGGGATGGTGCCATGATTTTGGTGACCACATCATTTTGTCAGATGATATTCGAACCGGGAAAACCCAAAGTTGCCTGATTGACGCAATGACATACGACTTTCAGGAAATAACGTTACATGTCACCGAGCCTCTGGACTGGAGCTATACAAATCCCCGGTGCTGGATACAGTTTCAGAACAGTCGTCCATCGTCACGGATGCTGACGCCGCAGCGGATAGATGATTTCACTCTTACCATACCTTACAACGACGATCTGCACCCGGAAGACTGGATTATGGACGACCCTGATATTGATCTACCGCGTTTGCTGTTCTGCGACAGTGAAAAAGGTGCCCGGCATGGGATAGTCCAGGAGGTCGCCCCCTCCGGTGACAGCAACTGTCAGATTACCGCGCCGGAATATAAAGAAATTTTCTACGCCTACGACGACGCTATCTACCCCGGCGACGTTGCGTAATACCCCATAAAAACCCCTTATTAACTCTTTTCGCTCAAACCCTCGTTTGCGCGAACGCCTTTTTGGAGCAAAAACATGGCCTTTAATCCTCCTCTGGGGAGTGCTTCTCCGGCAGTTCTGCTCGATAACGCTGAGCGCCTGGATAACCTAGTGAATTCGGACGCTTTCACCGTGCCTGATCGCGCGGGTGTTGATCTGGATACCTGGCGCGGATTCATGGCGAAAAATGACGAGATTCGTCAGAACCTTGTGCCATTGAGTAAGCAGTACATGACGATTGAAGCGGCTCAGGCTGATATTGCAAACATCCCGGATGGCTCAACAACCTATGTACGCAGCCCTGATGGCGGCACACTGGCGGATGAGTACATTAATAACGGTGGCACACTGGCAGCTACCGGCAGAGCTATGCCGTCGATGAGCGCTCTGAAAACGGGCTACATAACAGGGGATGCTAAAAGCGATGCGGAAATTGTTGCCGGACTGGTGATATATGCTGATGGCTCTACTGCATCGAGTCCTACATGGAATGCCTGGTATCTGAAAGTCAGGGCGGGCGAGAGCGTCACCTATAGCGGAACAGTGGGCTCTAACATTGCCGGCGAACAGATGGCGTATCTTATCCTGCTGGACGCCAACAAAGCATTCGTGGCATCTCTGGCTGAGTGGACATCAACCGGGAACGTAACGGATAAAGCCACGCTGTCAGCAGTTGCGACTCAGGACGGGTATATTTACGTCCGGGTGAGGGATACAGCAGAATTCACTCTGACGCAGCGCAAAAAAACGGTTCTGGTTGAATCCGATATTGACGTCAGTGGTGGTGTGGCGAGCTATGCCAGTTATCAGAACGTGCTGGCGAATAAACCGCTTGTCGATATTACTTCATCTCAAAGTACTGCATGGGTGATCGGGCGGGTGATTTATGCCGATGGTACCCGCACAGATTCCGCCGGGGAGTCATGGCGTGCTGCTTACGTTCCCGTAAAAAAGGGGGATGCTCTCGAATATCACGGTGAGATTGGTAGCGCTATTCCCGGCGAGCTGATGGCGTACATAATTCAGCTCGACGCCAGCCTTAATGTGGTGGGGAATCTGGCGACTTATTCGTCGGAAGGAGTCCAAAAGACAGGTGTTTTATCGGGCGTGGCAACCCAGGACGGTTTCGCTTACTTCCGTGTGCGGGTGACCACGCCGGAAGCGGCGATTTATCAGAGCAGAGAGCGGTTCACACCCGGCGCAGATGTATTCGGCGTCAAAACTGTAACGTCTGTGAATGCGGCCAACCGCGTGACTACGGATGTCACGAATGCTTCAACCACCACATATATTATCGGGCGTGTCATGTCAGCGGATGGCTCAGTCGTGGATAATGCAGGCACATCATGGAAAGCGGCTTATCTTCCTGTGAAGTCCGGAGAGGTTATTCAGTATCACGGCCAAATCGGCTCCGGCACTTCGGGTCAGGTACTGGCATACATCATCCAGCTCGACAGTGAGATGAAATTTGTGGCGCCACTTGCCACCTATACTTCGCCCGGCTTGTCCAGCACCGGCGTCATGACAGGTGTTGCTACACAGGACGGCTTTGTTTACGTTCGGATGCGTGTTACCACTCCGGCAGCAACCATCTCAAAAACCACGCAACTGTTTTCCCTGTCCGGCAACGTGCACGCTTTAAGGGCGCAGACCGATATTGCCGCGGCTAACAGAACGACTCTGGATGTGACCAGTGCACCGGATACATACACTATCACGGGGCGGGTTATATACTCCGGCGGACTGATTTCTGACACCGCAGGTGAGAACTGGAAAGCAGCGTATGTTCCTGTTCGCACGGGGGATATCGTGCGCTACTTCGGGCAAATCGGCTCCGGCACGGCAGGCGAAGTTATTGCTTATATCATTCAGTTGGATGCGGCAATGGCAGTGGTGGCAAATCTTGCGACCTATACGTCACCGGGTGTCACCAGCAATGGCGTAATGGCCGGCGTGGCAACCCAGGATGGTTTCGTTTACGTGCGCGTACGCGTCACCACACCCGCGGCAACCATAACACGGACGTCTCAGGATAAAGCCCTTGCATCAGACCTCAGAGGGCCGTTAAAAACTGTCGACTATACCAGCGTGGCATCAGTCATTGCTGATAACTCAGTTATGTACAGCGGTGGTAATATCGTCTCCGGCTCTGCTTACAGTGCCTGGCGGATGTATTACATCCCGGTGCGAAAAGGCGACTCTGTCGAGATGTACGGGCAGTACGGCTCCGCCACCGTCGGGGAACTTATCGCCTATATCATGCAATGTGACGCGGATAAGGGGTGGCTATCGGACCTCTTCACCTTCAAATCGGGCGGCGGATATGTGACGGCAACGTATCGCGGAGTGGCCACACAGGACGGTTACGTTGCCGTGCGCGTCAGAAAAACAACCGATCCCGTATACGCCGTCAGGAAGATTTATCCCAATCAGGTCGCCAGAGTCAATGACGTATCCGCCATGATTGAGCAGTCCACACGGAGCAGCCAGGCAAAAGCAAAAGTTTTTAACGCGCATTTCCATGTCGATTTATCCGGGCTGCCTGAAAAGACGCCTGACTTCGACAGTTTCAGCAACCCTCTGGAATACACTTTCACTAAGCAGTGGGCGCGTCGCGACTTTTACAATGCCGCAGACTCGTTCATGCTCTCTTTCATGGACCTGGAAAACAATCCCTGGAATCTGCAGAGCAATATTTACGATATCACCGCCGGGAATGTGTTTGCTTATTCCTGGTCAGCAGGAAAGGTCTCTTTCCGGAACCCGACAGCAAATGGCCGGGTGGTGATGTTCGCGGATCGCTATATGCCCTTTGCAACCAGTGAGATTGCGATCGACAGGCTGGCAGGGAATGCCACGATGGGGATTATGTTTGCGGATGTTGACCAGCAGAACAGTGTTTCGGTCCGCGTCTCGAACAGCCAGGTTATCTGTGAAATCTATGCCGCAGGGAGTCTGCTTGATACCACCACGTTCACCGGTTCGGATATGACCGGCGCAGTGCTTCAGGTGCAAAATACCGGGGTGTCACTGCTGCTGAAAAAAGTGAACGCTGACGGGACGTGGAAATGGATTGGCCGCTATGAGCACTATGCCATCTTTGATGCCCGCAGGCTGGAATACCTGGACACGTGGAAGACTTACGTGTTCGCACAAACGGATGCATTTTCAGCCAGTGATGTTGCTGTCTTTAGCGGTTTTTCAAACCGAATTGCCAGCGGGGCGAATTCCGTCTCCATTCGCTTTCTGACCTATGAAGACGGAACGTTTATTCAGCGCGGTAACTGGCTTTATTTTCTCGTTGAGGGAACAGGGACCACTATCTCCGACCTGTACACCCAGATAGTCCGTATCAACTTCAACAGCGGTGAAGTCCAGATGATTGGCGCGATTTTCCAGGTGCGGACTGACGGAACCGATGAGGATGTCGTGCTGGGTGATGACAGTATCAAGGCGGTGTATGACCGGAACAGTCAGAGCTGGAAGGGCATCTCGTGCGGTATGGACTATCAGGGGAAAGGGCTGGCCGATAACAACCGGCCAAAACTCTATTTTGAGACGAAACAGGACCTGCTGCAGGGCGGCGTGATCATCGTCAGAAACTCCGTGCAACTGAAGAACGCCAACGGCAGTTTTTTCGGGATCGGGGCAAGCTACGTAGAGGATATTGATTTCTACTATGAAGCTTCGAGCAGCCAGTGGGTGATGACGGGAAACACCATCTCCAGTGGATGCAAAACCTTCCGGAGCCCGACGCTGTACGACGGTATTGTGCAGGAATATACGACAGCTGAAGTCCCTGCTGGCGTGCGCGATACAGGAAACCAATTCGTGCATTTCGGGAGCACAACGTATCTGACTAGCGGGGGAACGGCCAACCGGATGCATCTGCGCAAGTATGAGGCAGGTCTGACGTTCCTGGGTGAGTTTGTGCAGGATGTGTATCTGGCTCCGAACACAACCGGGCCATGGTGCACGCTGGTCCCGTTTACTAATGGAGATGAAACGGAGCTTTTCATGCTTTCCTTTGACCGTTCCGATTTGTATGAAGGTCTGGGTAACGGCGCATCGACATACGATCACGGCGGTCTGTACTGCTGGAAAGCGAGTCTTTAATCACTTTGCTGCTGGCATAAATTGTATTAGCTCAGACCTGATCTGACAGTTACCGGTTATTTATACAGGTATCTGTCAGGTTACATCTGGCTTAAATTTTTCTCAGCCCAGAACACGAAGCGGCCGGGTTTAAAGAGGGCGTTAAAACGCCTCAAAAAAGGGGATACGCTGGTGGTCTGGAAACTCGACAGACTTGGCCGTCGAATGTGGGACCTGATTAAGCTGGTGGGGGAACTGCAGGAGAAGGGAATTTACTTTCGTAGTCTCACAGACAGTTTTGATACCGGAACGCCAGCTGGCCGGTTTGTCTTCCATGTTATGGGTGCATTAGCTGAAATGGAGAGAGAGCTAAACATCGAACGTACTCGCGCAGGTCTGGCCGCAGCTCGCGAACGTGGCAGGATCGGCGGTCGTCGTAAAATCATGACCCGCGCTATCGTCAACCGGGCGGAAGAATTGTTAATCGCTGGCGCGACCCGGCAGCAGGTGGCCGACGTGATAGGGGTAGGGGTGAAGACGATCTACAAATATTTACCTGCACGGTGAGGATGATCACCTGCGCGCCGTATGCAAGAGCGCGTAGGTGATCAAGGCTGCATAGGCAGTGAACAGCATTTGATATTTTACTCGCGCTTCGTTTACTGACGTAGCCCGGAAAGCTCTTAAATGTGGAAACTACTGCCAAACTTTTTCACCGATTTTCACAGCTGCCATGATGGCCTGTTCGGTCTCCTTGTAAAAATTTGGTGTGGCCAGTTCCCAGCGACCATTCTTATGCACCATCAGAATGTAGTCAGAGATAAGGCCTGGGTCCTTAACGACGGCAAAGGTCAGCATATCAGTTGAAGGCCTGGGTAAAATGTTATCCGGAGGGAGGTAGATGCGCACCCCGGAGACAATCACATTCGCAATTTCCATCACTCCTCCATCATCCACATATCCGCCTCTTCAAACATCTCCTGGACAACCCGGCTGATTTGCTCTTTTTCGTGCTTACTGGCATCGGTATTGATCGCCGGCAAAGTCATCATCGGCTTTACACGGACCTCGGCATCGGGAAAAATCCTGTGGACTCGCTTAGTTAATTCAGCCGTAATTGTCTCCCTTGCACCGGCCATCCCCTCAAAGTTTCTCTTGTCGTAAATCAGTTCCACAAACATTTCGCACTCCTATTTACTGGATATAATTACAGTATATATACTGTATGCATGAACAGTGTCAACATGAGGAAGTGCGTTATGAAGTTTTACACACCAACTGAGCTCCGAGAGGTCCTATTTATACCGCTATTCAGTGACCCGGTGCAGTGCGGATTTCCCAGCCCGGCTCAGGATTATGTTGAAAAGCGAATTGATCTCAACGAGTTGTTGATTAATCACCCCAGCGCTACATATTTCGTTAAGGCCGCCGGAGACAGCATGATCGAGGGCGGTATCAGTGAGGGCGATCTCCTGGTCGTCGATAGCTCGCGTAAGGCTGAGCATGGCGATATCGTGATTGCTTCTGTCGAGGGGGATTTCACCGTTAAAAAATTGCAGCTGCGACCGACAGTTCAGCTTAACCCTATGAACAGCGCTTATTCCCCGATCGTCGTCGGGAGTGAAGACACGCTCGATATTTTTGGCGTCGTTACCTACATAATTAAAGCGGCGGGCTGAGATGTTCGCGCTCTGTGATGTGAACTCATTTTATGCGAGCTGCGAGACCGTGTTTCGGCCCGACTTGAAAGGGCGGCCGGTGGTCGTCCTGTCGAATAACGACGGTTGTGTGATTGCGCGCTCTGCGGAAGCAAAGCCGTTCGTGAAGATGGGAGAGCCGTACTTTAAACAAAAAGATCAGTTCCGCCGGCAGGGCGTGATCTGCTTCAGCAGTAATTACGAGCTTTATGCGGACATGTCGAACCGGGTGATGACAACGTTAGAAGAGCTTTCACCGCGGTGCGAAATTTACAGTATCGATGAAGCCTTTTGTGATCTCACCGGCGTTCGTAACTGCTGGGACCTTACCGATTTTGGCCGGGAGATACGTGAGACAGTGTTACGCAGGACACACCTAACCGTAGGTGTGGGAATCGCCCAAACAAAAACACTCGCGAAGCTGGCTAATCATGCGGCAAAGAGGTGGCAGCGGCAAACCGGCGGGGTGGTTGACCTGTCAAATATCGACAAACAACGTAAGTTGATGGCCGCACTGCCAGTGAATGAGGTTTGGGGCGTCGGGCGCCGCATCAGTAAAAAGCTGGAAGCTATGGGCATCAAAACCGTGCTGCAGCTGGCTGATACTGATACCCGTTTTATCAGGAAGCATTTTAATGTGGTGCTGGAGCGAACCGTGCGGGAGCTACGCGGGGAACCTTGCCTCGGTCTGGAGGAGTTCGCGCCGGTAAAACAGGAAATTGTCTGCAGTCGGTCGTTCGGTGGGCGTATCACGGAATACCATGAGATGAGGCAGGCGATATGCAGTTACGCTTCGCGCGCAGCTGAGAAACTTCGTGGTGAGCACCAGTATTGCCGGTTTATCTCCGCATTTGTCAAAACGAGCCCGTTTGCGCTGAACGAGCCGTATTACGGCAACAGCGCATCGGTCAAGCTGCTGACCCCGACCCAGGACAGCCGGGATATAATCGCCGCGGCGACCAGGTGCCTGGATGCTGTCTGGAAAGATGGGCATAGGTATCAGAAAGCCGGCGTGATGCTTGGTGACTTCTACAGCCAGGGCGTCGCCCAATTAAACCTGTTCGATGACAACGCTCCGCGGCAGAACAGCGAAAAGTTAATGGAGGTCCTGGATCATCTCAATGCCAAAAATGGGAGAGGGGCGTTGTACTTTGCAGGGCAGGGCATACAGGCCGGTTGGCAGATGAAACGAGAGATGCTTTCCCCGAGGTATACAACTCGGTTTTCAGATATTATTTCAGTACGGTAAGATGTTACATCAAGAAATTATATATTAATTTGTGAGGAATATATGCAAGAAGAAAAACTAAAAAAAGCCATTGAAGAATGGGATGCAGTAATACATGAGAATTTTCACAAAGGAATGATAAATGGAGCTAGCTTGGCCACAAGTGAGACAACCTCTATCTTAGATAAATTTAGCATGTGGTTATTAGTTGGCGTTGGTGGTACTGCTGCATTAATTATTGCGAATATTGATAAAATAACTCCATATACTGGTATTATAGGATTTAAATGTATTGTTTTGTTTTTGTGTATGTCTGCAGTATTTGGTTTTTTATCTAAATATTTTTCTATAGTAGTGCACTCGTCTGTTGCTGTTAGCATTCGAATGGCTCAGATCTCGATTGAGGAGTTAAAAAAATACGAGGAAAACTGTAAGGCCCGAGATGAGGTAGGGCAGGAAATATCATACGTTAGTAAAAAAAATGTAGATGTGAATGAGTTTATTAACGACTACATCAAATTATACCCAAGTGATTTTTTGAGGAAGAAGATAAAAAAGACATTCGACAAAATGAGTCAGGACAAACTTCATGGCAACAGAAGTGCTGTAAAATGTGTAGTTTATCAAAGTGTATGTTTAGTTTTGCAAGCTCTTTTTTACATATTCTTTCTTATATCTGTAGCCGTATTAATCGGTATCAAATAGTAATGTTTGTATTAGCTCAGACCTGATCTGACAGTTACCGGTTATTTATACAGGTATCTGTCAGATTACATCTGGCTTAAATTTTTCTCGGCCCAGATGCGCTTTCCATCAAGTAATGTTTCCATTGGCGTCCGGCCACAGCACATTTTCCCCTGATGAGTTCGCTCATTATTATAGTGAGCCAGCCATTCATCAAGATCCGATTGTAATGTATCAAGATCGCCATATAACTTTTTGCGGAACGTCACCTGATAAAACTCGTTCAGTATCGTTTTATGGAACCGCTCGCAGATGCCGTTGGTCTGTGGTGACATCGCCTTAGTTTTTGTGTGTCTGATGTCATTTATCGCCAGATAAAGCTGATAATCATGGTGGTCCACTTTGCCGCAATATTCTGTACCTCTGTCTGTCAGTATTCTCAGCATCGGCAGGCCCTGAGACTCATAAAATGGCAGTACACTATCATTCAGCAAATCAGCTGCTGTAATCGGCGCTTTGGTGACGTAAAGCTTGCAGTGAGCCACCTTCGAGTACGTATCAACGAACGTCTGTTGATAGATACGCCCGACGCCTTTCAGGTTGCCCACGTAGAACGTGTCCTGTGAACCCAGATAACCCGGATGAGCGGTTTCAATCTCACCACAGGCTTCATCATCACTGGCTTTACGTTCCAGCGCTGCGATCTGGCTGTCAGTCAGTTCAATGCCGTCACGGGCCACTTTTTCTTCCAGCGCTTTCAGGCGCTTTTTGAAGTTCTCAAGGTTATGACGTAACCAAACGGAACGGACACCGCTACCGGAGATAAAAACGCCCTGTTTGCGCAGCTCGTTACTGGTCCGGTGCTGGCCGTGAGCCGGGAACTCAACGGCATAATCAACAACAGCCCGCTCAGTGGCATCATCA